CTTGAGGGGGAAGAGTGCCTGTGAAGGCATCCAATTCTGGCTCCGGTACACCGGCGTTAGCGGGCGTCGGAACTTGTAAGAAGGGAGGCTACTTGCCTCTCTGAAAGGAGAGAGCAGGTGGCCGAGATGCTTACTAGTCGTGAGAAAAGTGTTTCGTCTAATACGACAACGACATGTCGTCGTGCGTACAGACGGGTCACGAATGGCGTACCCGGTAATGAGGTCCTTCTAGCTCCTGTTGTCTATGACAGCGGGAAGCATAGTTGGTCCACACAAGGGTATAACATTCCTCACTTTCATGCACGCCAGCGCAAGGGCGAATTACTTCCGCAAACCCCATTCTACCAGGTTAAGGTAGATGGAAGCACTACATCGTCGTATGACATGAACTATTATGTAACATCAACAGTTTATGATCATTACTACGTTAGTGTAGGAAGTTATTTACCTTTCAACCGCTGGATAGTATCGATAGACGATGTTGAGGCGCTTACACCCGTGGCGGACAAACGTTTTGTCCAAGCGGCTGCTGCTGCCATTTATACCAACAACGGCTTCGATGCGCTCACGTTTATCGCGGAGCTAGCTTCGGTGAAGGACATGTTCTTGTCCCTTGGAAAGCAACTTATTACTAAACGCTTTCCGCGGACAAAACGTGAACTTGCCAACAACTGGCTACAAGGTCGTTACGGATGGAGACCCCTTTATGGAGATGTAGTTAATCTCCATCAGGCAATCCAAAACTTTAACGACAGGAGAACGCGTTACTCTGAGAGAAAAGGATATAAAGATTCCTATACCTCAGGGACATCGTGGGTAACCGGTAGTGGTACAAACAATGAGTTATGGTTTACTGAAACCAACCTCATTAGTTATGGCATTACCGGGTGTGTGACTGCAGACATTGCCGTGCCCTCATTCCAGTTTAACCCGGTACGAACTGCCTGGGAATTAGTTCCCTACAGTTTCGTGCTGGACTGGTTTGTTTCTGTGGGCGAAGCGATTTCTGTAGCTAGTTTTCTAACTCTACAAAATGCCTATTCTGCCTCAACTGGAACCATGGCCGAAATTGAGCGAACGTACGAGGCTAAACACCCCAGTACGTTTACTTGCTCACATCCGCCATGGGGACACTTTTGTCAGACAGGCACAAGTAAGGTTAGAATTGAGCGTCGTATTCCTTGCAACGTACCATTAACACCGCATACAAACCTGAATCTAAACCCATATAAGGTCATTGACCTAGTGGGAATGGTGATTCAGAAACGTAAGGGAGGTTAACAGTGGCTGCAATGACTACAGTCCTCACAGAGTTCTCCAACAATGGAAACTCGCGCACGTCGACAATTACAGGGCATACGGCAATTAAGCCGAAGCTCGTGATTGAGAAGAGGCGTGTTCCGGAAGGAAATCAGACCATGGCTGAATGGAGTGGCAAGGTAGTTTTCGCCACAACTGATGCTGCTGGTTTGATTCTGTCCAACAAGGTCTCCTTTGAAGTTATCGTCCGGTACCCAACGCTAGGATTAGCTGCGGATACCACCGCGGCGCTGGCCATTATTAGAGATATCGTCGCTTCAGACGATTTTGCTAATTCGGTCAGCACGCAAGGATGGTTGTGATGAAAGCGCTACTCGACTCCAAGCCTGGCTGGGCTGTTATAGTCCTGGCCATCGCCGAAGCGATTCGCGCGATACTAACATCACTGGTGTAAAAACCACTTCTAAAGGAGGGACTTCACATGGAGCCCATAGAGCTAGTGTACGACATTTGTCGATGCTATCTCAAAGACCAAGTTGACGATGTGAACCCCGCTTTGTGCTCCAAGATCGAAGGATTCCTGAGATCGAGGAACTTAGCCGGGCTAGCGTCGTGCTCTTGTCACTTTGACAATGCTTCGCATTCAGTCAAGGAGTTTCGGTTCCTCAGGCAAGTAGAAGCGTTTTTTAAGAAGAACGTTCTATTTGCGGATAAGGGAAGGTGCAAGAAGGCTGCTGAAGACTCTTTCTTTGAGTCCGAGGAGCTTTGTTCTCGTACCAACCTTCGCCTTCGCGATATGGTCTTGAAACCTCATCTGATCGATGAAAGGTTTCGTTCTCATATCCTTAGGATGCGGCGTTACATTAGTAACGTCCTGGGTCCGATTCAACCCTTCCTGGATAATTTGCATCATCTAGTAAGAGTGACGCCCGGAGCAACTGCCAACGCGAAGCGAAGTAATAGCCTGCCTCAGTTGAAAATGAGGTTGCGGGTCTTCGCAACAAGAAGATCTTCTAAGTACATACGCTATCTTTACCATCTTCATGGTTTTGAGAACGTACGTATTAAGGCGACACATTCTAATCGCGTGGAGCTTGTACCGAAGAACTGGAAGACAGACCGTACAATCGCATGTGAGCCCGAGGGAAATTTACCCCTACAGCTTGCGTTCGATAACTACGCCAAACGCCGTTTGCGGCGTGTCGGAATTGATCTGTCAGACCAGACTGCAAACCAAAAGCTTGCTAAACAGGCTTCGATCGATGACGCTTATGCGACAGTCGATTTTAGCCGTGCATCGGACACGATAAGCTATAATACCATCGCCCTCCTGTTTCCGGAGGAGTGGTTTGCTTATCTAACCGATGTGCGATCACCCGGTTTTCGGGGTGTGTTTGGTGATGGTGTCTACTCCAAGTTTTCCAGTATGGGAAACGGGAGCACTTTTACCATCGAAACGCTTGTGTTTGCGGCTGCTTGTTATGCGTTGTCCTCTTCACGAGATTTCCTTGTTTATGGTGACGATGTCATCATACGCTCGGAGCTCTACGAGGACTATGTTGCGCTAACAAGTTTTCTTGGTTTCACCGTGAACAGGGAGAAATCATTTGCCTCAGGACCCTTTCGGGAATCTTGCGGCGGTGACTATTTCAGCGGTGTCGAGGTCACTCCCGTGTATATCCGGAACATCGGTCCGCAAAAAGCGGTCCTTTGTCACCTGGTTAACACAATTCGGAGTATCTGTCTTCCGGGTTCGTCGCTAGAGAGTTTACTGCGCTGCATAATAGCAGAACATAAACTCTTTCGCGTTCCCTTCAATGAAGACACAATGTCGGGGGTCTGGATGGACCCTGACAAAGCTCGATCCAAGAAAATCATGGTTCGAAAGCACGGAGTTGATAAGTTCAAAGCCTATATTGCAAAATCTAAGCAGCGAACTTTCGTCGACTCTCGGGGCTATTACCTTTGGTTCCTGATGAAGAACTCACAAGTTCTTTTCTCCGGACCATGGGCGTTAGCTCGAAACGTGCGGCCGACCGTGACATCCTCGGTGCCCATCTTCGATCACGTTTACGTGCGAAAGTGGGTTTGCTGGGTGAAACCAGCAGGCGGCATGACTGACTACCTTTATTGGTGGTCGGAACAATAGGGCATCGCTCCTCCTCCGGGAGGACGCCGTGCTATTGTCATGAGGGGTCCCTTACCCCTGGTAAAGCTGCC